AATCAATCCGGTCGTTGGGCTAACATTGGTAATCAAGATCAGTCGTCAGGTACCGACATACAACCTACTCGCGCTATTCGTGGTGATGGTTTTTATTTCCCTAATGGTATTCTTTCAAATTCCTCAGGCCAGCAACCTTATGCTGATCTGTCTGGTGTTTCGGCTATCACTATTAATGATCTGCGTCAAGCCTTCCAAATTCAAAAATTCTATGAAAAATGGGCGCGCGGTGGTTCTCGTTATACGGAAACCCTGCGTGTAATGTTTAATGTCATATCTCCTGATGCTCGCCTGCAACGTCCTGAATACCTTGGCGGTACTCATTCTCGTGTTAACGTCGTACCGACTGCACAGACTAGTAGCACTGATAGTGTTTCTCCTCAGTCTAATTTGTCTGCTTTCGGCGTTCTCGGTGATTCTGCCCACGGTTTTAATAAATCCTTTGTAGAACACGGTTACGTGATCGGTCTCTGTTGCCTCCGTGCTGATATCACGTATCAGCAGGGTTTAAATCGTATGTGGTCTCGTCGCCAGTTGTTTGATTTCTACTGGCCCACACTTGCTCATTTAGGTGAGCAGGTTGTTTATAACCGTGAAATCTATACTCAAGGCAACGCCGACGACAACGGAGTTTTCGGTTATCAGGAGCGTTATGCCGAATATCGCTATAAACCCTCTATGATTACGGGCAAGTTACGTTCTACTGATGCTCAAACGCTCGATGTTTGGCATTTAGCGCAGAAGTTCGACACCTTGCCTAAACTTAATCAAGACTTTATCGAGGAAAATCCCCCGATTAATCGCGTGATTGCTGTTCAGAATGAACCGCAGTTCTTTGCTGATTTCTGGTTTGATTTGAAGACTTCTAGGCCTATGCCTGTGTACTCCGTACCTGGACTCGTGGATCACTTCTAGTCTTGAAAGAGCCGGGTTATTCTGTTTTTACCGAGCCGACGCCCGCAAGAGGCAAGCGGGGCGATGGTAAACACGGAAATAACCCGGCGATCCAAAAATGTGAAAAGGACTACAAATTATGGGTTTATTTAGTTCTATTGGTAATGCGATCCAGTCGGTTACTAAGCCTGTTTCTAGTTTCCTCTCTGGTTCTGGTATTGGAGAGATTATGGGTTTCGGTTCCGATGCCCTTGGTCTCTATAACGATTTGACTGGTAACTCTGCGAAACAGCAAAAGAAGTTAATGGCTTATCAGGCCCAACTTCAAAATGAATCGTGGAAGTATCAGATGTCTAATCGCCACCAATTAGAGGTAGGAGATTTACGAAATGCTGGTCTCAATCCTATTTTGTCTGCTAATTCTGCTGGTAGCGTTGCCGCTGGCATTCCTAATGGTGCATTGGCAGATTCTGATAGTGCTCGTTATGGTGCTCGCTCTTCTGCCGCTTTAGCCCGTCAAAATGCGGCTCAGGTTGCTTCTTTAGTGCAGACTAATGCAAGTACACAGGCTCGTAATGAAGCAGAGGCGAAAGCGCTTCTAATGAACGCTCAGAGTAATCGTATGTCTGCGATTGCCGGAGCCAATCGGAATAATGCGGAGGCTGGCTATGCCGCTGTTCGTTCTAAAAATGAATCTTTGTATCCGTCTAATCAGCCTTTGCCGTTTAAATACCTTAATTCTGCAAAAGGTATGGTTGATTCGTTAGAGGATTTTCTAGATCGTCGTTACGGTTTGCCTTCTAACGCTTCTCCTGAGCGTCGTAGGCGCTATGAAGTGTTTATCAATGGTGTAGGTCGTCGTCAATAAGAAAGTCGCTCTTAGAGCGTTTTTGATAGGTTCCTGAGGAGGAAATATGAAAATTACAGATACTGTTTTAAATCAATTCTTCAATATTCTTTCTCAACTTGGTAAAATGCTTTTGTATCTTTATCAACTATTTCGAGGAAAACTATGAGACGTCGTCGTCTATCTCGCAAAACATCCCGCCGTTTTTTCCGTAAGGGTCTCAAGGTCCGTCGTCGTAACCTCCGTGCGAGACCAATGAGAGGCGGATTTAGAATTTGAGGTTCCACTTGGAACGGAAGGCGTCACTAAAATGGCGCCTTTTTTTTATGACTTGTTATCACCCGATTACTGCTTATTGGAGCAGGACCCTTAAAACAAAATTGGGTACTCCTGCGATAACGTTTAAATATGCTGATGCTGATACGGAACTTGGAGAGTTTCAAATTCCCTGTGGTCAATGCATTGGTTGTAGATTAGATCGCTCGCTCGATTCTGCTGTGCGGGCTCACCATGAGAGTCTTTTATATGATCGAAATTACTTTCTTACGCTCACGTATAACAACGAAAATTTGCCTCCTTTTGGTTCTCTTATTCCTAGGGACCTCACTTTGTTTTGGAAAAGAATCCGAAAGCGTGGAGTTAACCTTCGTTACATGGCTTGTGGCGAATATGGGAGTACTTATGGTCGTCCCCATTACCACGCTATTATTTTTAACTTGCCTCCTCTCGAGCTTCGTCAGATTGGAACTACCAAAACTGGATTTCCTACTTTTGTTAGTGACTTATTTGCTGAATGCTGGCCTTTTGGTTTCCATACTCTTAATTTCGTCTCTTTCGAATCATGTGCTTATGTTGCCCGCTATGTGACTAAGAAAATACTTGGAGATGGAAAACAAATTTATGAAAAGTTTGACCCGGAAACCGGTGAAGTTGATTGTCGAGTGAAAGAGTTCTCTAGATGGAGTACCAAACCTGGAATCGGCCATGACTATTTCATGAAGTACTGGAGAGATTTCTATAAGATTGATTGTTGTTTGATTAATAACAAAAAGTTTAAAATCCCTCGTTATTATGATCGATTACTCTTAAGGGAACACCCTGATGTTTTTGAAATTGTTAAGCAAAAACGAATACTTAGCGCACAATCTTACCGTTTGACACCTGATGCGCAAAAGGATAGACTAGCGGTCAGAGAGGAAGTTAAGCGTTTACGAGCCGAGCGCTTGCTTCGACCTTATGAGGCTCAAATTACGGAGTATTTAGAAAATGTCTGAAAAAGTTTTAGTTTCTGTTTTTGATAAGGTTTCCCAACTTTATTCGCCTGTTATGACAGAAGTTAATAGGGAATCTGCTGTTCGTAATTTCAAGATTGGTGCTAAGCAAAATGCTCAGATTTCTGCTTGCCCGCAGGATTATGAATTGCGTTTTCTCGGTTATTTCAACGATGAGACTGGTTGCGTTTATTCTCAGAGCGAGCCGGAAATTCTTTTTGAAGCAAAAGATCTTTTCCCGGCTGAATAGTTTCGGTACAATTAAAGAGCTCTCTATTCCCTGAGGCCACCCGTAGGTCTACCGATGTCGGCCCTACGGGTTTTTTTCAAATGAGTTGTTTATGCCTAAATTTTTTACTAAATACAATCCCCCGAAGGTTCTCGGCTTTTCTTCAGATCAGCCGAGCAAAGTTCAAGAGCAGTTTGCGGATGCTTGCCAGACGGATACCATCATTCGTAAGTACAACATGATGGGTGTCAATCCGTTTATTGCTTCTGGCGGAAGCCAGTATCTGGATACGACTCAGATACCAGATTTCATATGTGCACAAAATGCACAAATTAAAGTTAAAGAGTATTTTGAGGGTTTACCCTCAGATGTTAGACTCGAATTCAACAACGACCCGATGCAGTTTGCTGAGGTCGTTTCTGACCCGCGGAATGCGGATTACCTCCGAGAGATTGGAGTCCTTGCACCCCTCCCTGCTGAGCAGGAGGGTGAAAACCAATCCGCTCCCAGCGGGGATAATTCCGAAATGGCCCCCCAGCCAAGTCAAGGTAGTGATTTTTTTGCTGGAAAAGAGCCTGAAAAGGCTGTTTCTCCTGAAAAATCAGATGGTTAAATCTAACGTGGCACAGGTAGCTACTTGTTGTAACTGTGCCACGTGACACCAAGCGATTTTTCGCTATGGTGAAATTTCTAACTTTTTTCTCGTTTTTAAGGACTAAATAAAATGGCAAAAAATAGTGCTCGTTCTCATAGAAAAAATAATCGTTTTTCTCAGATTCCTAATTCTTTAATTCAGCGTTCTGTATTCGATCGTTCTCACGATTACAAAACAACATTGGATGCTGGTTACCTGATTCCGTTTTTTGTTGATGAGGTTCTGCCCGGAGATACGTTTAAATTACGTGTCAATGCGTTTGTTCGAATGAATACGTTGATTGCTCCTTTTATGGACAACGTATTTATGGACACTTTTTTCTTCTTTGTCCCGTCTCGTCTTGTTTGGGATAATTGGCAGAGGTTCTGTGGTGAACAAAAAAATCCCGGCGATAGTACGGATTTCTTAATTCCGTCTTTGAGTGGTACAAATACTTTTACTAATGGTTCTATATTTGATTACATGGGTTTGCCTACTGGTGTTGCATTAGATCCCGCTAATACACCGATTAATGCCTTGCCTTTCCGAGCTTATAACCTTATTTACAACGAATGGTTCCGTGATGAGAATCTCATTGATTCGATTCCGGTTTTAACTACTGATGGTCCTGACCCGGTTTCTAATTACACACTGAGAAAGCGTGCAAAACGGCACGATTATTTCACTAGCGCCTTGCCTTGGCCCCAGAAAGGCCCCTCTGTTGATGTTGGTTTGACGGGTAATGCTC